ATGGGATGAAGCCGAAGGTATGATGCCTTAATTTTGGAGTTATATTATGAGAATATATCAACTTTATGGATTAAACTCTGCGATGCAATTATTGCGTCCAGGAGCGAAGTGGGAAATCAATAATGGCACCTTTACTCGGTGGGATGATGAACGTCACCCACCAAGTTGGGAAGAAATACTTGAAACGATGAACAAACTGAAAGCACTTGAGGATTCTGTGTATACAGTTTGGAGTCAAAAACAAATGGATGAATTGTCAAAATAATATTATAGGTGGTTTATGAATCTTTTATCATTGTTTCCAACACCAGTTGGTTTGTTTAATTTAAATAGAGAAATTACAAAAGAAGAACTTGCGTTTGTTAAAGGTCTTGAGATGAGACCGAATATGGGCAATACAACTAGCGTTGAAAACTATATTCTGAAGAAAAAAGAATTAAAGGGTATAAAGAAATTTATTGAGGAATCACTAGAACAATATTTTATTTCAGTATTTCAACCACAGGATGCAGTGAAACTTTGTATAACTCAGTCATGGATTAATTTTTCTACTAAAGGGCAATGGCATCACAAACACGCTCACCCAAATAGTTTTGTATCAGGCGTGTTCTATTTTAGTGCCAATGAAAGAAGTGATAAGATTTATTTTAGTAACGAAGGATATCAAAGAATTAAATTAAATCCAAAAGAATATAATGCATATAATTCTGAGACTTGGTGGTTAGAAGCAAATACAGGTAGATTAATCATTTTCCCATCAGAACTATCGCACAACGTTGCGCCTGTTGAGGAAGAGGAAACTAGAATTAGTTTGTCATTTAATACGTTCCCGAAGGGTGTGATTGGTGAAAACCATTCTCTAACGGAATTTATTGCGAACTGGTAAAATAGAGGAATACAAATGGCGCATTTCGCACAATTAGATGATAATAATATTGTAAAACAAATTGTTGTTGTAAATAACAATGTTATTAAAGATGAAACTAATACGGAACAAGAAAGTCTTGGCATTGAGTTTTGCAAACAACTCTATGGCGCCGATACTCATTGGAAGCAAACATCATATAATGGAAAGTTTAGAGTAAGGTTTGCAGTCATTGGCGGATATTATCATGCAGAGTCAGATGCGTTTATGCCAATGCCTAAACCATATCCATCTTGGACATTAAACACAAGCACTCATTTTTGGGAGCCGCCAACTCCTCATCCTTGGAGCATTGATAGAAGAAGCGCTTCTCATAACTATGAGTGGAATGAAGAAAGTTTAAGTTGGGTACAAACTGGTGAGAATAAGACAATACTTGCAATGCATTCAACAATCTAATGGTATGATTGAATGGCGGATAAACTCAATGGTCCAGCAATCGCATTAGCGTCTATACCGTCTAATCGAATTATAAATTATTCTTTAACAGCGGATCGATTTGTTTCTGACATTGCTAGAGTTTTAAACGACACTGCTCGACCAAAGGTTTCAAATCTAATATACTTTGGCGCCAATACAACAGCCAATGTCAACGGTGGTCAGACGATTGTATTGACTGGATCTAACTTTCAGGCGAACGTTCAGATCTACTTGAATGCATCGAACAACTCATATTTGTTTTCGAATATTACTGCTGTTCCTGCAATATCCCGTACCAATGCTAATTCTATTTCCTTTACTACACCAGCCAGAGCAACTGGGAATTATCATGTCTATGTGATTAATACTGACGATGGTGGGTATGCCGTGTTTGCGAGACCTGGAATTGTCTACGCATAAATATAGAAAACACAGGATTCGAGAGTCATGGCAGATAAGTTAGACGGTAGTGCGATTGTTGCGAACACGATTCCTTCAAACAGAATCCAATCAAGTTCAATCACGCAAACGCAACTTCAACCTGCTCTCTACACTACAATCACTCAGGCAACGCATCCAAAGATTCGTTCGCTCACCTATCCAGGCAATGACACTGCTGCAAATACTGGCGGTGGTGATACAATTGTTGTAAACGGTACTGGATTTGGCAACACTGGCAACGTCCAGATTTATATTAACGGCAACGTTGTTTCGTCAATCACAGTAACAAATGCTAACTCAGTTTCATTTACTGCACCTGCACTCTCAGCTGCAACTTATCCGCTATATCTGATCAATACTAGTGATGGTTCAACAGCCATTTTAATTCCTGGTATTCAATACTCAGGAGTTCCGACTTGGACTACCACAACTCCACTTACGAGTCAAGACGCAACAGGAACATGGAATATTCAACTTGTTGCAACAAGCGACAGCACTATTTCTTACTCTCTACAAAGCGGAAGTTCGCTACCAGCTGGTATCACGTTGGCAGCAAATGGCTTGATCAGTGGCACGATGACATCACCACCAACTGATGAAACAACTTATAACTTCACCGTTGTTGCGAATGACTTAGAACAGCAAGACGCATCAAGAGCATTTAGTGTTTCTGTGACTGTTGGTGTTCTAGATCCTTATGTCAATTACACGACTTTATTATTGCACGGTGATGGAACAAACAACGCAAACAATCATGCGTTTGTAGACTCGAGTAATAATGCATTTACGATTACAAGAAATGGCAATGCATCACAAGGAACGTTTAGTCCGTTTGGGGATAATTGGAGTAATTTCTTTGATGGTAATGGAGATTATTTGTCGTTTACAGGATCTTCTAACTTAACTGCTGCTGGGGATTTTACTTTTGAGTGCTGGGTTTTTGTCAGAAGCATTGCGCAAACTGGCGGATCTAATCCAAGAATACTTACTTCTGCAAGCGGATTAACTTTAGTTTTAGTAGCATCTACAAATAATTTGCGCGTTGATAATGATAGCAATGCTACAAGTCCAATTTCGACTTCTAACGATAGTATTAAATTAAATCAATGGATGCATATAGCTGTAGTCAGAAGTGGATCTACTCTTACTGCATACTTAAATGGCGTTAATTCAGGATCCGCCACTCACTCGACAACATTTACTGAAACTGGCACGATTACTATTGGATACACCACTGCTGGTCCTGGTGGATATTTCGACGGCTATATTTCAAATATGCGAATGGTCGTTGGAACAGCTCTCTATACAGCTAACTTTACTCCAACAACACAACCTTTGACCGCAATAGCAAATACTCAATTATTAACCTGTCAATCAAACGCATTTGTTGACAAAGGTCCAAATCGATATGCGCTTACACGTGGCGGTGATGTAAAAGTCTCCAAGTTCGATCCATTCAAACCATACAAAGCAATTCCTGCAAGTTATGGTGTTTATTTTGATGGAACTGGGGATTATCTAGATTTTGATACTAACGCAGCTTTCACGATGGGAACTGGCGATTTTACTATTGAATTGTGGTACTTATCCAATACCAGTTATGCAGGTGGAAATGGATATCTGTTCGATTTAGGCACTAATGGAACAAGAGTTCAATTATATCTTAATCAACTTTATTTTCTTCCAGTTGCAGGCTCTGGCGTGACTAGTTCTGCTGGCGTTGGAATGTTAGTTGGAACTTGGTATCATCTCGCTTGCGTTCGCTCTGGATCAACTATTACTGTTTATTTGAACGGCGTATCTATCGGATCTGTTTCTAATTCAAGTAATTTGACGGATAATGATTGCCGCATAGCAGCATATGGTGGTGGTGGTCTTGCCTTTAATGGTCATATTAGCAATTTCCGTATCGTTAAAGGAACTGCAGTATACACATCAACATTTACACCATCAACATCACCACTCACAGCAGTCGCCAACACTTCGCTACTCACATGTCAATCAACAACAATCATTGACAACAGCACCAATGCATTCACCATCACACGCAATGGTGATGCAAGACCAACAGATCTCAATCCATTTACAACGACGTTTGTAAGTGAGAAATATAACACTGCGAATGGTGGTGGTGCTGTGTATGTTGATGGAACTGGGGATTATTTGACAGTACCAAATAATGCTGCGTTACAATTTGGAGCTGGAGATTTTACTGTCGAATGTTGGGTTTATTGTGCTAGGGCTTTAAATTCTGGAACAAACGCATTGTTTTCGATAGGATCATATAATGATGGATTATATCTTCGTTTAAATGGTGGATCTAGTGATGATCTTTATATTAATGGAAGTTATTGGTCTGTTCCTTGGAGCACCTACATGTCTCCCAATGCTTGGGCTCATGTTGTTGTTACAAGAAGCGGCACAGCACTTAGAGTATTTGTAAATGGTAATTTAGCACTAAACACTACAAACTCTTCAACTATTTCTCAAGGCAGCGGAACAACGATTGCTGCAGCCACGCATAATACAACAGAAATACTTCTCGGCTATATCAGTAATTTCCGTATTCTTAAAGGCAGAGCGCTTTATACGGTGCCATTTGTTCCTCCTAGTGCACCACTTACTGCAGTCGCAAATACACAATTACTCTGCAACTTCACCAACGCTGGCATTCTAGACTCAGTGGGCAAAAATGTTCTTGAAACTGTTGGTGATGCAAGAGTCAACACATCAGTCAAGAAATATGGCACTGGTTCGATGTATTTTGATGGAAATGGTGATGTATTGATTGGCAATCCAAGTCAATTTACAAACTATATTAACGGAACTAGTGACTGGACTTATGAATTTTGGATTTACTATAATGCACTGCCAACTGGTGGGACTTATGGCGCATCAATTTACGCACAAGATGATGGTGCTGGTGTTGTAAGTCCATTCAATATTGTTCAACAAGGCAACACATGGAAACTTTGGGCAGATACTGGAGCTGGAACTTGGGATATATTTAATAATGTTACTCTTGCAGCAACATCGTTGACAACCTCAACTTGGTATCATATAGCATTTGTTCGAACTTCAGGAACTCTTAGAATGTTTGTCAATGGTGTGCAAGTTGCAAGCACAGCATTGACAGCAAGTATTCAAACAAATACATCTAGAAATTTGTGGTTATTTGGGACGTGGCAAAATAACCCAAGTAATGCTGGTGGAATCAATGGTTACGTTGATGAAGTTAGACTAACCAAAGGCGTCGCTCGCTATCGCTACAGTTTTACACCACCAACCAAAGCATTCAATGATGGTGATGGAAATCTAGCAAACAACACCACTGATGTTCTTGTTGGCGATTCAGTCAATCTTCCTGTGTTTCCATACACAACGTTGCTATTGCATGGTGATGGAACGAACAATGCAAACAATCATGCATTCTTAGACTCAAGCAACAATGCATTTGCAATCACTCGAAACGGCAATGCAACACAGGGAACGTTCAGTCCATTTAGTCCGACTGGGTGGTCTGTTAATATCCCAGATGGATCATATTATACAACCAATACAGCATTAATGAACATTAGTTCATCATCTCAAACATTTACAGCTGAAGCCTGGATATATCCAACTGCAATAAATTCTTCTGGACCACAAAACTATCGATTTACATCTATATTTTCGAAAGGCATCGTATATTTAAGTTTTGGATTTACTTCAGGTGGAGTTTTAAGATTTTATACTTATAATGGATCAGAAAATTATATAAATTCTGCAGCAGGGTTGATTAAAACAAATGAATGGCAACATGTTGCTGTTGTGTCCAATGCTGGGTCAATAACCCTTTATTATAATGGAATTTCAGTAGCAACAGGTTCTTTAGTTGTTCCAAATGGTGGTATGTCTGAAGTATTAAAAATTGGGCACGGCGATACTACTAATAACTATCAGCCTGATCGATTTATTGGATACATGAGTAATTTACGAATTACTAATACAGCTGTGTATACCGCAGCATTTACACCAAGTATTATTCCACTTACATCAATTTCTGGTACTCAATTATTAACATTTAAAAATAATAGACTTTTAGATAATTCTAATAATTCATATTCTATAACTGTAAACGGCACTCCATCAATTGAAGCCTTCTCACCATTCGCACCAAGTGTTGAGTATACTGCGAATACACATGGCGGAAGTGCGTATTTTGATGGGACTGGGGATTATTTGACTGGTCCGAATAATAGTGCAGTATCAACATCAGGTGGAAATTACTTAACATGTGAAGCATGGATATATCCTACATCGCATGGATCAGAACGTACTGTTTTCTTTAGATTGCAATTGGCTGGCAGTTACCCAGGATACATTTTACGTTTAGATAATGGATTTCCATTATTAGGATCCAGTTCTAACGATTTGACATCAAATACAGCAGCACAATTAAATGCATGGAATCACGTTGCATTTGTATTTGATTCTTCAGGTAATCAAACCATATATCTAAACGGAGTAAGAACAGCAACTAGAAGTAATGGTCCTACTACGATGGATTATTCAGCTAATTTGATTATTGGCGGTGATGGTACTGGAACAAGAAATTTCTTTGGCTACATCGCAGATGCTAGAATTATTAAACAATCTACTGCATACTATTCTGGCGCAACAATCACTGTTCCAACAGCGCCATTTACTGCAATTACCAACACTTCTTTATTATTAAATTGCACCAACGCAGGCATTCTCGATTCAACAGGCAAGAATGTGCTTGAGACTGTCGGCGATGCTCGAGTGAACACTGCGATCAAGAAGTATGGAACAGGGTCGATGTATTTTGATGGGACGGGGGATGGCTTAAGACAACCTACCGTTCAAAATTTGAATTGGTTTTTTGGTTCTGGAGACATGACTATAGAGTGTTGGGCATATTTTAATTCTGTCTCTGGATATCAAACTTTGCTTGATTTTAGGTCATCAGGAGGAGGTTTTGGTACAAGTTCTTTTGTTTTATGGGTCGATGCTGGAACTTTAAGTTTTTTTGCAGGTGCGTATTCAGGCGGCAGTCCCGTGCTTTCTGGCGGTTCAATATCTACTGGACAGTGGTATCACATTGTAGTTAGTAGATACGGCGGAACAACAAAATTATTTTTAAACGGAAATCAAACTGCAACAACAACTACTGCCTGGGCGCAAACTTTTAGCGCAACTGATATTTTATCTATCGGGGCAACTACAAATGTTACAGGAAATTATCTTAACGGCTACATCGACGACCTTCGCATTACCAAAGGCATTGCTCGCTACGTCAATAACTTCACTCCACCGACCGCTGCCTTCTTAAATAAATAATCAAAACATCGGAATAAATCAATGGCACAACCATCTTCTCGAACAGAACTAAAAGATTATTGCCTCCGTAAACTCGGGTTTCCAGTAATCGATATAAACGTCGACGACGATCAATTAGATGATCGTATCGACGACGCACTTCAATTGTTCCAGCAATATCATTTCGATGGAACAGAACGCACTTGGCTTGCATATCAGCTCACTGCTGGAGATATTGCAAATAAGTATATTCAAATGGCAGACTCGATTATCGGAGTCTCGAAAGTGTTTCCATATACTGGATCTACTCAGTCATCAACGTCTTCAGCTGGTTTTAATATTTTTGACATTAACTATCAGTTGCGCCTAAACGATTTTTATAATCTCACATCCTCCTCATACACTTACTATGTGATTGCTCGCGAGCATTTATCAATGCTTGACATGATCATTACAGGTGAATATCCATATACTTTTAATAAGAAAACAGGAAGATTATATCTTCAAATTGACATGGATAATCGATTCAAAGCTGGGAATTACATGGTATTCGAATGCTTTCGCGTAGTTGATCAGGATGCATACACAAAAGTTTTTAACGATGTATGGCTTAAAGAATATACTGCTCAACTATTCAAACGTCAATGGGGTGAGAATTTAAAGAAATATGGCAACTATACACTCCCTGGTGGTCTTGTAATTAATGGTCAAGAAATTTGGAACGAATCTATTTTGGCTATCGAAAAGTTGGAAGAAAAACTTCGTGATGTGTACGAAGAACCAGTTCCATTTATGGTAGGATAATCAATGGGCACAAGTGTATACTTTAATAACGGAGCTGCAAGTAGAGAGCAGTTCTTAATTGAAGACATGGTGATTGAGTCTATCAAGAATCATGGCATCGATGTATTCTATCTTCCGCGCGATTCTCAATCCTCAATTGATGAGCTGTTTGGCGATGATCCTGTAAAGTCATACACCTCATCATATCCAATGGAAATGTATCTTGAAACCTTCAATGACTTCGAAGGCAATCAGGAATTCTTTAGCAAGTTTGGTCTTGAAGTTCAAAAGACTGCAAGAATGGCATTGGCGCGAAGAACTTTTGAAAAATATATTCCCACATCTTTAAGAAATACACCAAAGGAAGGCGATCTAATTTATATTCCATTCATGTATAAGTTGATGGAAATTAAATTTGTTGAACAAGAAAAAAACTTCTTCCAGCTCGGAAGAGGTGCAAAGCGCAGCGGTGGTGTTGATACTCGCATGTTTCCTTACATGTATGGACTTGATGTGGAATTGTTTAAGTTCAATGGCGAAATGCTTGATACTGGAATTGAAGAAATTGATGGAATCGCAGACTTCAAATCTTATGGTGTCAAATTTACGATGGCTGCTGGCGGACTTGATACATACGAGGCTCATGAGATTGTTTATCAGGGCGCATCACTCGGCGCTGCAACAGCAAGAGCGTATGTGTCTAATTGGGATCTTCCAACAAGACAACTTACATTGAGAAACATCAAAGGATCATTTACTGCAAATGCATTGGTTACAGGTGTAACAAGTAATGGAAGATGGACTTTAAGTTCTGGTGATGTGATGCAGGATGCAAATGATCCGATAGAAGATAATGTGATTATTGAACAAGAAGCCGATAATATTATTGATTTTACAGAAATAAATCCATTCGGTGAGCCATAATGCTTTCACAGACGCATTTTTATCATCGAATTACTCGAAAAATGGTTGTTGCTTTTGGCACATTGTTCAATAACATTCGACTTGTTCGCTACAATAAAGCAGGCACCACTGAGATAGAGCGAATTAATGTTCCATTGATGTATTCTCAAAAAGAAAA